GCTCATTTATTATGCCTCGTTGTTTAAATTAGTGTATTGATCAATGCTAAGACCGTGTTTGATGATCCATTCTTCATCTCCAATCCCAACAAATATTTTAGAATCTGCATCTCGTTTGACAAATCTGATGATTTCATAACCATTTGGTGATTTTTCAGATGGCAAATATATGGTTTTTAGAGTTTGTATTTGCATATTAATTCTCTATAGGTTCATCGTCTAAATCAACAGTAGCAGTTGCAATTAGATTTGTCTTTTCTGTATCTTCAAAATCAAAATAATTAAGAGTAAGATCACGAAATGCTCTTGTACGAGGGTTATAAGCAGTGTCTTCTATTAATAAATCCAATGTTAACTGAAACGAATATCGATGTACGTAAATGGCGGGGGTATAAGCAAAGGTGCCATTACCAATTGGGGTAATTAAAGACCAAGTCTTTTCGGTATACATACTTGGAACTTTAAGAGCTAGTAATGATCGATATAAAATAACTTCAACATCTTCCATAAGATCGCGCTCAGTTCTGGCGGCAATCGTATCGGTTGATGGACAAATAACATAAACACTAAAGTTTTTCATTAGGCGCATTCTAAAGTCATCAGCAACAGTACGAGTGGTGATCGCATCACTTCTTACAGTTCTGTCTTTATTGACGGCGGTATCTTCTAATACAACAAAAGCCCATAGTTTATTGGTTTGTTGTTTTGTATAGGCATCCATAGCGCGTTCTATTGTCGCAGCACCTGATATTCTTATGCCTTTTTTAACCTTAATTGTACCAATAGCTGGGCTGTATAGCGGCAAGGGCAATTGATAAGTAAAAGTAGTTGGGTTTATAACACTAATTTGGAATCTACCGTTATAAGTCCCAAGACCAGCGGTGAGGAGTAATAGGTCACCGCTGGTAGTCGCTGGACTTGGTGGATTTGAAGTCAGCCTATAGGTAAATGTTAGGCGATTTGGAACTGAAAGCAATTCGAAAGTACCATTGTATCCAGATTCATTAGCGCCACTGATTTCTACAGTTGGAAAGAACCCTTCGGTTAGATCATGATCTTGATCGGTTACAGCTGTGGCAATGCCATTAACTTGGGTAAGCGATACGATACGGGTGACAGGTTTTGCGCCTGCAATTGAAACAACATTACCTGTTTGTAGGCCGTGATTGGTTGCAGTTACGACTGTTACGGTGTTTAGCACCTTAGTAATAGAGGTAACATTGAGGTTATCGCTAAACAAGTCTGTTAGTTCAGGAACGACATCGTATAATTGTCTAATGATAAATTCTGATTTCATTTGCATAGACCTTTTTGAAGTTCACGATAGAAATGCTCAACCGCATTACCAGTATTGGCATTGACGCTTGGTTTTAAATAAGGTCTTGGTGCCATAATTGAAGTGCCAACCTCTAAGCCTAGTGCGTAATCAGCAACTGCTTGATTAGGACTAACACCTGCTTTAGGTGCTTCTGATCTTGAGCCAAATTCCATTTGATCACCACCCCTTACTTCAAAGCCTAATGAAGCTTTGAGGTTGCCAGATAGGTTTGCAGGTGCTTCACCTGGAGCTGAGGCTTGGTGTTTACGGGAAACGCCATTTAGACGCACTAAGTAAGTACGGCCGCTTTTGTTTTTAGAAGCAATAAGTTTTTGAGAATATTCTTTCATGTCTTTACCGACGAAATAAAATGCCTGACGAATAGCATTTCTGGTATTGGTCTCAGTTATTTTAATCGACATAAAGGTTTTTTGGTTATCAGGAGAGGCAATAACTTTAATCATGCAAAGTTCACAGGTTTTAAGACTGTGCCTCTAATACAAGCGTTAAGTAGCATATAGCGATCTTCTTCGTTTAGGTTTTCAACGGTAAGAATGTCGTAGTATTTGCCTTTGAATTCAATCCACGCCTCGAAAGTAAGGTCTGGTATGAATCTGATATAGAATTTGTGAGTTACGACTTTTTCAGTATTGGTTTGATCAAATACAGTCTCGCCACTACCTGTTTCAATCATGGCGTAGGCGTTTATTTCATTGGTAAAGTCCTCACCGAAATCAATACCGATTGATTGGGCTGGAGTAATAGAGCGAGTAAAGATCTTGATAAAATGTTTAAGATCGCCAGTACAGACTCTAAAAGGTTTAGTTTGAATTGGTTTACATGTAGGCACGGTATACCTCGCCACAATCTTGTGTCGCGGTTATGTCGCTAATGCGGTACATGTCGTAAATCATTTTGCTTTGAGCAGGTAGTGCGCTTGCGCATGCACTATCGCTACAATCACCTCTTGATTCATAGAGCATGGTTATATGCTGTAATAGAGCCATTAGTAAGTCTGATGGTAAGTCAGTATAGTTATTGCCATAACCAGCAGTGAAATCGATTTGTATGGCCTGCTGACGGCAATCTATTTTAAAAGGCCATTCCTGATCAGGGGCTCTTAGGACTTTGGCATAGAAAGATTCGGTTGTGGTGTAGTATTTAGAGGTATCGAGAACGGTAAGAACGTTATTTAGGAGATACTCAATTGATTGGATGCTTTGAAAAGGAGATCTGCGTAATTCAAAGCAGCAGACGTTAAAGTCATCACGGTAAGTAGTGAATGAGGTCGTAAGTAAAGTACGGCGGGTATAGTTTTGAGCATATTGATAGGCAACATTGATAAGCAAAGACAGGTAAGAATCTTCGGTAGTATCATCTGGAGTAATACGCAATTGAGTTTTGACTAACGCAAGAAAGTCTTCACTAACAACAGTTGGGGAAGAGGTTTCTACGTAAGTGTACTGTTTGTAATTGCGTCTAAAACCAAGCATAGTTGCCTATTAATATCAAATTAAACTAGAGACAAAGTCACACTGTTGTTTCTAACAATTAACCACTGAGTAGGAGAGAAGTAGACTAGGTCTAATCTGTCGCCAATAGCGTTAAAAGTAGCAGTATTGTTTGTACCGTCGAAAGTTGTACCTGGAGCAGCGGTTACAACAACTGTACCTGAAGTAAGTGTTGCTACGCTGATTTCGCATCTTGCGCCTTCTTGAGGAGCCGCGAGAGTAAGACCAGCAAGACCAGTGCCACCGTTGATAACGTTATAGCCAGAAACAAGTAATGCACGATTAGTAGAAACTACTAGTCCATCATTTGAAGCGACTACGTTAGCAAGTTTAGTTGCGCTGATAGTATCACCGTCTACAATCATGGTGCCGTTAACAACAAATTTATTGTCATTATCAATACCAGGCTGCTCGAAGAAATTTAAAACATTATTCATGATTTCCTCTTATTTAGATTTTTTAGATTTAGATTTTTCAGATTTATTCTCTACTTCTTGATGCATCATTTTGTCTTCTACGACATCGTGATTGAATCTTTTAGTTTCTTCAGAATAAGCTTCTGCATAACCATGATTGATCATAGATTCAGCGTCTCTAGAATGAACTTCGACAATTGAATCTGCTTTGTAATTATGAATACGCCCTAGGTGAGCCCATTTAAAATCTTTTAATATTTTGATTTGCATAAGACCTCTTATGATTTAAAGAGCAGGGGGTTATTCACCCCCTAAAACTCTAATTAAACAGCAGCAGGTGCATGTCTTGGATGGCCAAGAAGAGCGCTTGCAGAAAGAGTTCCACCGCTTGTAACAGCAGTAGAAACGATTTCTAGGCGAACGTATCTTTTCTTACCAGCATAACCGATTTTTTTAACAGCATTGTCATCAGCAGCAACGAATCTTGCGTCTGCGACATTACCAATAATGAAATCAGCTGATGTTAGTGTGCCATCGCTTAAGTTAGCCATATCACCTTCACGGATTTGAACGTTATAAACGCCATCAGTGATAGTGCCTGAGTGAATTGCCCACATAACAGAGTAAGAACCCTGAGTGTCAACAATCAGACCGTTAGTTGTAGTATTAGTAGTGATAGCACCGATGTTTAAACCACCTTGTACTGCTACTAAATTGTATAGATCAAAACTTGCCATAATTTATGGTCTCCTTTGTATTATAGTGCACATCTTAGTTTTTTGATTGCTTCAGCCATAACGACTTGACCGCCCACTCTTCTGTGTGCGACGAAGCTGACTTTACCTTCTCTAGATAGAGAGTATTCGTCACGAATCATTGACATTGTGATACCGTCAACGATGTTGTAACCACGCATAAAGTCACCAAAAGCAACAGGTTCTGTGCCAGTACCAACATCAGGCATATCGATAGCAGAAGCATAAGGATATCCAAGAATTGTATTTGGTTGACCATCAGAAATACCAGCAGCCCATAGGTATTGACCATTACCATCTTTTAGACGGCGGATGAACGCTAAGGTTCTTCTGTTGATCATGAACATTGGGTTGTAGCCTGTTTTTAGCTCACCTGTTAGGTCGATTAAAGCATCAGCACCGAAAGAGTTAGCAACACCGCTGTTTACAACTTGTACATCTGGGTTGTTCATGAATCCTTCTGGCTTCTCGATCGCATTACCGACTACGAATGCTTCACCTTCAAGCTGAGCAAAGCGCTCAACGATGTCTTGTGTGATTTCAGCTTCCATGTTGAAAGCAGCATCAGTTAGCATTTCCATAGTAGCGATAGTGTTAACGCTAGCTTTGTTTACTTTAATTAACTCAAGTCCATAAGAAGAGTTGTTGTTAATTAATGGCGCACCTTCACCAATCCAGTAACCAGCAACTAGAGTGTCACGGCGTGGAATAGCGATAGAGTCTCTTGTTGTAGAGCGAACGCGAGCTACTTGTCTTACAGGAGAGATCTCAGTAATCTTACGTAGGATTTCTTCAACGTATTCTTCAGGAGCTAAGTAACCGCCAGAAGGATCGATGTCAGTACGTAAGTATTTCTGTTGTAGTTTTGGGCTATTTGCTCCAAATCTTAGCAAATCTTCGAAAGCCTTGACTTCGTCTGATTTTACCGCAGAGCGCGCAGCTCCGCTTGGCATGCGTAATAGCTTTTTTTCTAGAGATTCAGCTTGTTCTTTAAGTTCTAGAGAAGCTTTTTCTTCAGCAGCTAATTTAGCAACTAGTTCAGCATTTTTAGCTTCTAGTTTATCAAGAGATGCTTCGATATTAGAGATTTTACCTTGAACTAAAACGTCATTAACGTCTTTTTGTTCTAAGGCTTTGCGTAGTTCATACGCTAAATGTCCGACTTCATTTGAATGAGTCATGTTATTTACCTTTTATGAAATTAATTAAATTATAGAGTTCTTTTAACTCTTTGGTTTTTAACGAAGAATCACTCTTGTTGATTTGTAATAAG